TCTATGCCTACGTTTCAGTGGAATGCACAGTATCAACAAGAACCCACTGCAGAAGAGGCCGCGTTGGTCAAACGCGAGTGGTGGCAGATGTGGGAGCAGGGCGATCCACCGTCTTGTGAGTATATAATCATGTCGCTGGACGCAGCAGCAGAAGCACACAACCGAGCGGACTTCACAGCACTCACCACGTGGGGGGTGTTTCTTAATGAAGAAACTGAAGCCTTCAATATCATTCTATTAAATAGCATTAAGAAGCGCATGGAGTTCCCAGAGCTAAAAGATTTGGCTATGGAAGAATATGCTGAGTGGGAACCGGACGCATTTATTGTGGAGAAGAAGTCTTCGGGCACTGCGCTGTATCAGGAGATGAGGCGTATGGGGCTACCTGTATCTGAATATACGCCTCACAGAGGATCAGGTGATAAACTTGCACGATTAAATTCAGTATCTGATATTGTGGCGTCTGGTTTAGTGTGGGTTCCACCTACGCGGTGGGCAGAAGAGGTTATAGAGGAGATTGCTGGGTTTCCGTTTATGAGTCACGACGACTTAGTTGACTCAACGGTCATGGCACTCATGCGTTTTAGACAAGGTGGGTTTATTAGGCTACCGACAGATGAACCTGAAGAACAGCGATATTTTAGGCGGCGTGGAAGCGGCTATTACTAGAGAATATTTATGGCAGTAGATAAAGGACTATACGCAGCCCCCGCAGGTCTGGAAGCAGAAGCTGTAGAAGAAAGTGCGCTTGAGATAGAAATAGTAAACCCAGATATGGTTACTCTGGATGATGGCTCTGTAGAGATAACGCTCATACCTGACGCTGACATAGGTGATACTGTCCCTTTTGATGCCAACCTAGCTGATGTTTTAGGTGAAGATGTTTTAAGTAAAATTTCTAGTGATTTGATGGGCGCAGTGGATGCGGATACGTTTAGCCGCAAAGATTGGGCGGACAGTTTTGTCAAAGGTCTTGATGTGCTGGGCTTCAAATATGAAGAGCGCACTGAACCGTGGGAAGGCGCATGTGGCGTGTACTCCACAGTGTTAGCCGAAGCAGCCATACGCTTTCAAGCGGAAACTATGTCTGAGACATTCCCTGCTGCTGGGCCGGTCAAGGTTAAAATTCTTGGGGAAGATACAAAAGAAAAAGAAGAAGCTGCACAGCGCGTAAAAGCCGATATGAACTATGAGCTTACTGAGCGCATGGTGGAGTACAGACCCGAACATGAACGCTTGCTATACAGCCTTGGCTTAGCGGGTAGCGCATTTAAGAAGGTCTACTACGACCCAAACATGGGTAGACAGGTAGCGGTGTATATCCCCGCTGAAGATGTGATTGTTCCCTACGGCGCATCCAACGTGGAGAGTGCAGAACGTGTTACGCATATTATGCGTAAGACAAAGAACGACCTTAGAAAACTTCAAGCCTCTGGGTTCTACAAAGACATAGAGCTTGGTGAACCACAACCGTATCACACAGATATAGAAGAGCGGAAAGCTGAAGAGGGTGGATACTCTATAACAGATGACAACAGGTACGCTGTTTATGAGATTCACGCCGACATAGTTATAGAAGGTGTTGATGACTCTGATGAAGAGATCGCCAAACCTTATGTAGTGACAATAGAACGTGGCTCTGGTGAAGTCTTAGGTATAAGACGTAATTGGGATCCTGATGATCCTTTGATGCTGAAGCGTCAGCACTTCGTGCATTATGTGTATGTGCCCGGATTTGGATTTTATGGATTAGGTCTGATTCATATAATAGGGGGGTACGCTAAAGCGGGAACGTCCCTAATACGACAGTTGGTAGATGCCGGTACGCTGTCTAACCTGCCCGGAGGTCTCAAGTCTCGCGGGTTACGTATTAAGGGTGATGATACTCCCATAGAACCGGGAGAGTTTAAGGATGTAGATGTACCATCAGGCAGCATTCGTGACAACATCATGCCGCTTCCATATAAGGAACCAAGCCAGACCCTACTTGCTTTACTCAACCAGATAACGCAGGAAGGCCGTAGGCTGGGTGCCATCAGCGATATGAACATTTCGGACATGTCAGCAAACGCGCCTGTGGGCACTACTCTGGCCCTTCTAGAACGTACTCTAAAACCGATGGCCGCAGTCCAAGCTCGCGTTCATTACGCCATGAAACAAGAGTTTAAGATGCTCAAGCTGATAATGGCTGAGTACGCTCCTGCAGAATATGCTTACGAACCCGTGCGGGGAGAAGTGACCGCAAAGCAAACAGATTACATGATGGTGGACGTGATTCCCGTCAGTGATCCGAACAGTTCTACGATGGCACAGCGCGTAGTCCAGTATCAAGCCGTACTACAGATGTCGCAAACTGCACCACAGATATACGACTTGCCGCAGTTACACAGGCAGATGATAGAGGTGTTGGGCGTTAAGAACGCTGATAAATTAGTACCTACAGAAGAAGATGCAGTCCCAGTAGATCCTGTAAGCGAAAACATGAACTCACTCACGGGCAAGCCTATAAAAGCCTTTATATACCAAGATCACGAAGCACATATCGCAACACACCAATCGTTTATGCAAGATCCTATGGTGCGGCAGCTTATAGGGCAGAACCCTCAAGCACAGTCAATCATGGCAGCACTGCAGGCACATATTGCAGAGCACACAGGGTTCTTATATCGCAAGCAGATCGAAGAGAAACTTGGGGTCAAGTTGCCTGTGCCTAACGAAGCGTTACCAGAGGATATTGAACTGCAGATGTCACAACTTATGGCAGACGCGGGGCAACAGTTAACACAACAACATCAGCAGCAAGCCGCACAACAGCAGGCCCAACAGCAAGCGCAAGACCCTGTGGTGCAGATGCAACAAGCCGAACTGCAGGTAAAACAACAAGAAGTGCAGCGTAAAACGGCAAAAGATCAAACAGATGCACAGTTGAAACAACAAGAACTACAATTAAAAGCACAGAAAAACCAAGCGGATGCTATCATTGACGCAAAACAGCTTGAGATAGAACAGCAAGAGTTACAAATAGACGCGCAGAAAGCAGGTGCTAAACTAGCGGCTGATAGAAGAAAAGACAGTACTAAATTAGATTTAGATTTATTAAAGACCATTAAGGATTCAGATAGGACTCAATAATGGCTAAAACCGTCCTAGACGTACTAAAAGAAAGAATAGAGGTTGACAGAGCTTCTGCACTACAATTTTTGAGCAGTGGGGGAGCAAAAGACTTCTCCATGTACAAGGAAGCCACAGGTTTGATTCGGGGTTTTGAAACCTGTGTGAGCTATATAGAAGACCTCTCGCGCAATTTGGAGTATGAAGATGACTGATATTGTAGAAGCAATAGTCACTGAAGAAGAGTTTGAGGCTCAAATACCCGTGCCTGTAGGGTATAGAGTGTTGATCGCCATGCCACACGTCGAAGAGACGTTTGATGGCACCGACTTACTTAAATCTATAACCACAAAAAACCACGAACAAGTCATGTCGATTATTGGGCTTGTGCTGGATATGGGCGAACAAGCCTACTCTGACGCAGACCGTTTCCCTACTGGCCCGTGGTGTAAGCAAGGAGACTATGTAATGTTCCGTGCTAATACAGGGACTAGGTTTTCAATAGATGGTAGAGAGTATCGTTTAATGAACGATGATTCTATCGAAGCTGTCGTACCAGATCCTCGCGGTGTTGAGAGAGTATAAGGAGTAAGTTATGGCGTTTCAGAAAGTAGAATTTTCTTTCCCTGATTCAGAACAAGAGGATGCTGTATTGGAAGTGGAAGGCTCTAGTGAAGTAGAGATTGATTTATCTGGCAAGAAAACAGCAGAAGACTACAAAGAGACAGAGGTAGAACCAGAAGTAGAGACTGCAGCGACGGAAGAAGATATTGAAATCGAAGTTGTCGATGATACCCCTAAAGCTGATAGGAACCGTAGACCCTCAGAGCCACCAAAAGACGTTACAGACGAAGAGCTTGCAAACTATTCAAAAAAAGTTCAGCAACGCATAAAGCATTTTAGCAAAGGCTACCATGATGAACGTCGTGCTAAAGAACAGGCTCTACGAGAACGCGAAGAACTAGAAAGACTGGCTCAAAAACTTGTAGATGAGAACAAAGAGTTAAAGGGTAACGTAAATAGAAATCAAGAAGCGTTACTTGAGCAGGCTAAAAAAGCCGTGGCTGCGGAATTGTTGCGAGCAAAACAAATTTATAAAGACGCTTACGAGTCAGGAGAAGCAGATAAAGTTATTGAAGCGCAGGAAACTTTAACTAGCGCAAAAATAAAATCTGATAAGCTAAATAACTTCAAAGTGCCTCCTTTACAAGAAGAAAAAACTTCGGTACAAGATGTTACGACTAATGCACAGCAACCGTATGATGCTCGTGCAGAAGAATGGAGAAAGGAAAACTCTTGGTTTGACCAAGACGAAGAAATGACAAGTTTAGCTGTAGGGCTACATCACAAACTGGTAAGACAGGGTGTAGATCCTACAAGTGACGAATACTACGAGCGCATTGACGCCCGTATGCGAGAAGTGTTCCCAGAAGAATTTGAGGACGCATCAACACAAGTAGAAGAGAAGCCCAAGCCAAGGTCAAATGTGGTGGCCCCCGCTACGCGGAGCACCGGCCCTAAGAAGGTCATACTATCGCCGTCACAAATGGCTCTATCTAAGCGTTTAGGTATAACTCCCCAAGAATACGCCAAGCAAGTGGTTGTATTAGAACGAGGAAATCAGTAATGGCTGAGAACAGAATCAAGAGAGATAGCGAAACCCGCGAGACAACTACTCGTAAGCGTTCGTGGCAACGGCCAGAGGTATTACCTTCGCCAAAGCCGCAGGATGGCTATGAGTTTCGTTGGGTGCGTGTATCTACTCAAGGTCAAACAGACGCTACCAATGTTTCCTCAAAACTACGTGAAGGTTGGGAGCCAGTT